TTGCAGCTTTTCATATCTTCTCAATAGACTGTTGCTCCTTGCCATCATTACTTTCCTCTTTGTTAGTTTTGATTAAAGACTTATCTAATTTAATGTCCATAATCTTTAGTTCAGCGTTATCGCTTACATTAGACGCAGCAGCTACTTCTGCATTGTCAAATTTTTCTATTGTTTTAAAACTTGCTTCAAAAAAACTTTCTTTAATTACACTCATGTTCTACTTTCTAATATTGGATATGATTTATTTACATTTAAATTGGCAACTGAACCCATTTGTTCAATAGTCATTTCAATTTTTCTATGAGCATTAATGCCTTTAGAGATAAACCCTAAGTCATATAACTCTGATACTATCTTGCCAGACCTTGCTCTACTCCATTTAAGAGCTTTACTTATCTCAGCAAAAGTCGGAGAAAATTTATGTTTCTCTATATACTTTGTAATAAATTTAAGTGTCTTGAGTTTTGGTTCACTTAAATAAATATATTTATGTCCATTTCCATTCTTCATTATTTATCTTTCTTAAAAAGTTCAGAAACATTATTTACTTCTTCAATGGTATCTCCATTCTTTTTTAGATCATTTAAATATTGTATTAATTTTTCTGCAAACCAATGGCCTTTAGATACATCCATTAAAGTTGCATCTAATGATCCACCATGTTTCTCACCAAATCTCATAAAATATTTTAAAACTTCTCTTTGATAACCACCGATAACTGCCATTGGCGATTGCTGTGATACAATCGCCTGATTAGTTTCTATTTTTTTATTTTTATAATACTCAGGGTTTATTTTTTCTGACATTAAAATGGTTGTCCTTCTTTAGAAACAATCTCAGAAATTTTTAAACTAATATCTGGTTGTCCTTCTTTTGTTTTTTCTGTATTTACCCATGCAGCTAGGTTCATCTTTTTACCATTTACAGTAAGATTTCCCTGGTAGGCAGGATATTTTTTACCATCTACATCAGTATCTCTTGCTTGTCTTTTCCAAAGTGCTGCTGAATTATCGTATTCACTCATATTATTTTTTCCTATTAGTTATTTGTTTTTGAAGTGAAATGTACGCAGTATCAATTCTTTGTTGTTGAATTAAATCTGTGTAGATTGTTTGAAGCTCTGATATATATTCCTTACGCAAAGGATTTAAATTTTGCTCAAACTTGCCAACTGATACAGAATGTTGAGCAGTTTTTTTTAATAGTTCTATCCATTCATTAGCCATCTGTTCTGTGCTTATTCGTTTATTTTTAGGCACTAATTTAACAATTGGTTTTGGTGTTTCTTTTTTTTGTGGTTTTAAAAACTGTTCCATTTCTTCAGCAGTAGCCAACTCATCACCAAAGAATCCTAAAATACTAAGTCCTCTACCAATACTTACAGTTTGTTGTTTCTCAAATTCTTTGTCAGCATTTTTCATTTGCTTAGACTCTCCAACACTTACTAACTTGTCATCTATATAAATGTTTGCTCTAAATTTATGAGAACCATTTGCTAGTTCTGTACTGTTAGTTTGAATAGACATTCTTTCACCAAAAAAATCTCTAACAAATTTAATTCTATATGGAACAGTAAGGTACTTTCCTTTTGCTCCTAAGTTTGCATAGTCTTTATCATCTATGCTTTCTCTAAATTTCTTTATTGCTTCTGCTAATCCATTTTTCATAGTTCTCCATGTCCTCTCATTTTTTTTAGTGGGTTGTTTATTCTTTCTATTAGTTCATCTATTTTTTTATTTTTTTCTTGGATCTCTACTCTTAGCTGACCATTCTTTTTTTGATGAGCTTCATTAATAACTTCTAAATCTCTAACTCTATCTCTTAAAGGTTTTATAATTCCCATATCAGACACCACACATACCCTCACATTCATTGTTAAACATATCTAATTGATTTTCATTTGGATTAAAATTTACTTCATCTAAAGGCTTACAACTTTTATGTGTGTAATTTTTAATGTTTGAATTTCTACTTATTGTTCTTATTTCTTTATCTAATTCTACTGCATCAGCAAATTCTTCAGGTCTTTTAGTTTTCATAAACTGCCAATACTTATCGTCATGGAATGGACAAACAATACAAGCTGACTTTTCTGGTAAAGGTATATTTTCTTTTTTAAGATAATTAATACAATCTTGTCTTGACATATTTGCTTCAATTAATGGGTGTCTATTAAGTATGTAGGGATCTCTTGCTGGTTTCATTCTTTGTATTTCATCTTTTGAAATACCAATCCATTGTTCAACATACTTGTCTTTTGGAAAATGTTTTTTATAACCAACATCACAAAGCTCTCTAATTTTTTTTTTGATTGGTTGTATTTTATAATCATTTGTACATTGACGCATGACCATACCTTTTTTTCCTGTAATAGTTTCTTGAGTAAAAAATGGAGCTACTACAAAATCTGTTGTTCCTCTTGCTGCCAACATATCATCTCTGATATTTCCTTTTTGCACTATGTGTATTGGATATGGTAAAATCTTTTTAAGAAATTCTAAATATTGATAGACTGCTTTAGGTTCATATCCTGTGTCTGCAAATATTCCACAATCAACAAGAGGAAGATCACCTTTAGCTGCCATTAAAGCCATTGTTGAGCTTTGCACACCAGCACCTAAACTTATAACTGTTAATGCTTTACTTCTATTTTTATCAATCATAATGTTTTAACAACCTATCAATTTGTTCTTGTGCAACACCTGTCCACCAGAATGATTTTTTTTTAATGTCAGAAAAATCAGGACAACATAACCAAGCTAAAGTATCTAAATCACCATCAGCTAATTTTAATTTTTTCTCCCATGCGATCTCATAAATCATTAATTCTTTTAGAGCTTTATCTAAACTTTCTTGTGATAGATCCTCACAATTTTCTTGTGTAAATAATTTACGATCACAATTACTTGCATAACTAAGAAATGGTTTAAGACCTAAAGATTTTTGGTATAGTGAAATTTGTTGAACGTCAGAATAAAATGGTCTGTCAGGACACTTAACATTTGTATAAGTCCAACCTTTTTTTTGTGTTAAATTAACTGTACCAAATTTGTTTTTTAAATCTCCAAATAAATCTTGACCAACTAAATCTATATACATCAACCAATATGTATTTACAGGAGGTGTCCATAACACTTGTTCAATTTCATCTTGCCAATCCTGGTCATCTAATTCAGCAATATTGTCTAAATGTTTTTGTGCAGTTTTTTTAGCTTCTTTAACTATAAATTGAAATTTATTTTTATCCTTTTCATCATTAGGTTCATAAGTATCTATTTTAGTTTGTATTAATTCTGATTTAATAACTTCATCTAAACTTAATTTTTTAGTTAAGCTCTCTTGAACAATCATGTGAATTAAAGTTCCACCGATAAAACTTGCGTTAGATATTTCTGAATTTTCTTTTGGGGTAAGGATATGTTTTTTAAAAAATCTTATTGTATGTGGCAGACAAGCTGTTGATTTGGAAGTATGTTTTAATCCAAATTTTGTATAACTGTCACCAATTACATTTATATGATTTGTTGCCATATAAACAAATCAATAATGTAAAGTTAATCTGATGTCAATTAAATTAATTTGAGAGAAACTTTTAATATTCCCAAAAACTAGGAAAAAAACTAGTAGAAAGTCTTGATGACCATAATAATTCTATATTTTCTGCCATAATTCCCATTGTTTTACCTGTTGAAATGGATTTATCTAATATGTCATATCTGCCATTTGATTTTGGCTCTATATATCCAAAATAAATAATTTTACTTTTTTTATCTTGAGAAAAACCTAGTCTATTATCAGCTCCAGCATAAACATTCTTTTTAGGTTTAAAAATTTTTATAGCTCCATGTAGAGGTTGTGATTTACTAATTATAGCAACACAATCTGCGTATCTTGAATGTGTTAATACTTTTTTTATGTCTTTTTTTTTATATAAATCAACTTGGCCATTACTATATAATGCTCCAACTACATCAATTCTAGCTGAATTACCTAAAAAATATGTTGGTGTAATAACATCATCACCATTAATTCTATATTGATTTAACCATTTTGCTATATCCCTTGCCAAGTCAATTTCTGTATAATATTTAGGTGCATTTTTCTTTTTATTTAAAATTTTAGATATTTGAATTTGTTTAATTTTTTTGTCTGATTGGCTATAAGTTTCATTAACAAAATTTATAATTTTTTTATTATATCTTTTAAGTAAAAAATCTAATCCATCTTTTCTAAAACCAAAGCTATCATTTAGCAATTTTTTAGTCATAAGTTTTTGTATTATGTTATTCATTTGTTGTCAAATTATTACCATTAATTTAAAAGAAATGAAATAAAATTAATTTGATATTAATTAATTTTCTCTGTTGTTATTTAATTTAATTTGTGCATAGTAAATCACTTGATTTGTTCACTACTTATCATCTAAATATTATGAAAATATTGATGTTAATTTTTGGTGTAATGTCTAGTGATGGTCATTTAGAGCTTATTAAAATTCCTATTACTAATGAAATAAAAGATATTTCTTGCGAAAAAGCAATAGAAAGCAACAGAAAATGGCAATTAAACCCACATTATAATGAGGGAAACGGCAAAACTTGGGGTTATTACACCTATAAAGATAGACCTATACTGTTGTCTTATTGCTCAGAAAAGAGTGATGATGGAGAATAACGAAATAACCCTTGATCTGTATGAAATGCAATCAGCAGCACATCTTGGAATTTTGCGTTGTTTAGAATCAGAAAAATATCAAGAAAAATGGGGTTACAACTATAAAGGGAGTTTAAACGACCAGATGGCTAAGTCTATATCTGGATCGCTTGGTGAAGCAGCAGTTGCAAAATTTTTAAATATTAAATTTACTTTCACTTGCAATCATGGAGGTGATGCCGATTTAATTTTTAAAGATTTAAGATTACAAATTAGAACACAAATTCCTAAAAATAATAATTCTTTAATCATTAGACCTAAAGCAAAACCTGGTGAGTTTTATATTTTAGTTATTGATGAAGCTCCAATCTTTAAAATTTTAGGCTTTGTAAATAGCACTCATGTTTTAGGAACAGAAAAGTTTCTAACTGATTTTGGTCTTGAT